TTAATGTACAGGTTACCATGGATGCTGACAAGGTCGGCAAGGTCTTGGTAGATAAATCTGTTATGACCACCGCGCTAGCATCAGCAGAAGGATAGTAAAGTGACTAAAGGTATAAACGGCGAAGATCAAGGTAGGGCAGCTCTTAGAGAGAAGTTTTTAGAAGACCTAAGGAAACTTGAGAAGCTTGAAGTACCACTTCCGATGCGTAATCTGTTAGAGATCATTGAATTGGTTAAGAAAGACGAGGAAGCTCTAGAAGTTTTAAGAGAAGAGATACTTAAAAATCATGGCCAATGAAAAAGACTACATTCCAGAAGGTTCAAGCCCAAACGGCGCCGTTAAAGAGGGCGATGACCTGAGCACCTCTGCAAAGGCCACGCTGGGGTCGTATCTGAGTTCTCTGACCAAGTCTCCTGACACTAAGAATGCTTTTCCAATAGATGATAATCCTATCGCTGAAACGTCTCTTAGGGGTACATCTGGACTACCAGCAGAATTTAAGACGGGTGGAGCCGATGAGACTCAAGGATTTACAAGAACGTTCCCGACGGGTGGGAAGTCGTCCGAGTCAGCAGTTAATAATTTTGAGACATTAAGCAACTCTGGAAAGATATCAACTTTATCCGACGTTCTAAATAAGAACGCTCAAACTGATGGCCATAATCTATTAAGAGATGTGGTCTCAAACAGGGAACCCGGCGAACCCGGTGTCGGTGATCCTACGGGGGCGTCTGCTGTCAAGTCTCCCTCCGGCGAGACACCAGTACAAAAGAAGATATCTAGTATGCTCCGGACTGGTAACAGGTTCGACCCGACGCCTGGATCAAGTCCCTATATCGAAGATGGCCGATTCACAGAGCCCGGAATTCCTATAACTCAAAGCGGTTTTGGTGTATACGACGACGATGCTGTAAGGACAAGTTTGAATGATCTTCACAAGATCGCTCACTCGTTGATGGTGCGCTCCACTGGTCACAGGATGAGTAATTCCTCAGATCCAGACGGCGGAAGCGCGGTGTCGACAACTGATGTTCAGATGGGCTCTGCAAAGGTTGACGTAGAGAAGCTTCGTCCTACCAACGTCTATGCGTCTCCAGAGAAGATACAGCTTCAAAATGCCGAACTTCGTTATGACGATATTACAGGGGCCGCCTTACCAGCACAAAAGACTTTTGGTAATCTTTCATCTTATAGGGAACCTTTTGAGCATGCTGTTTTTGCGAACCTTAATACAGCTGTGCAGGCGCTTGGTGAGTATCTTTTAGGTGCTGCAGTGTTTACTGCACTTATTACCCTTGTGGAACTCTTAGAGTCGACAGAAAAACCCCACAATCCTAAGTCTCCGCGTAGCCTTGCGAAGGGAAGATGGTATAAGGAAGGTACTATCCTCCGTATTCTACGGCAGGCAGGATTTCCTCGACTAGATCGTCCAGCTTGGAAATGTGCGATATACGGTTTAGCTGCTTGGTTGAAGATTCCGCCATCCGCTCTTCCCGATGCGTCAGATGAGGCACCTTCCCCGATCCCGTCTTTTCCACCCTTGCCTGAGGTCAGTGCTGTAACAGGTATGTCTTCCGTCGCGGCATGGTTTTCAGAAGTTGCAGCATCTGGCGATGATGTGCTGTTCAACGCGCTTTATGGATCTGGGTACTACGCAAACGTGATGAGAGTAGTTAGAAGAGATTTAGACAGAATGTTGGAGACTGTGACTCTGGACAGTGGCACAACATCCGGACCAGACGGCGCTCGAGCCATTTTCGATATGATAATGAACTTGAACAGATATCCTGCCTGGAATTTCTTCGTTTCAATTTTGACGATGGGCGACGCTTGGCTGAATTCATACAACAAATATGTGAAGTTTAACGCGCTAAGCACGACTGGCCAGACGAGAACCCAAATGAGCCGACAGCCTGGGAGTGACAAACAGGCTTGGAGACACCGATCGGCGCCAGCTCTTGTGCTTCTAAACGAGAAGTACACTAATGCTGCTACCGCTTTTGGGTACCACCCGACATTTATGCAAGAGTTGCACTCCAGAATTGGAGATGACGAATCAAGAACACCAGTTCCGTACGGCGATAACCTGAGACCGGGTGGAAACAACAGGGGTGTTAAAGGGAATGCTGCACAGTCTTCGATCCGGTATAGCAGAGAAGACGTAGAGTTGATTGAAAACGAACTTGATGCAGAGTATTGTCCCTTCTACTTTCATGACCTTCGTACTAACGAGGTGATAAGCTTCCATGCCTTCTTGAATGATCTAAAAGACTCATATAGCGTGTCATACTCTGAGAGCGCGGGATATGGGAGGATAGACAAGGTCAAGATCTACCAAGACACAACAAGAAGTATAAGTTTATCATGGACGCTTGTGTCTACTTCACCTGACGATTTTGATTCCATGTGGTGGAGTGTAAACAAGCTCGTCTCTATGCTTTACCCTTCATTCTCACCAGGGAAATCTGTCAAAGCCGGTGATAAGAAGTTTGTAATGCCGTTCTCTCAGATCCCGACGGCGTCGCCAGTCATAAGACTAAGGGTGGGTGATGTCGTAAGGAGTAACTATAGCAGGTTTAATCTCGCAAGGATATTCGGTTTGTCAGAGATAAAGCTTGCGCCGGCAGACGCAGAGAAGGGTAAGAGTACTGAAGTCAATAAAGAACTGGCCGCTGCTGGCTTTGATATATCTGCCGCGTCCGCAGTAAGTTCTGCGAAAGCAGATTCTGACAAAGAATATAAAGAAGCATTCGATGCCGCAACCAAAGAACGAACGGCACGCTTCTCAACAGAACCTGCCTCCGCTGCTGATGTTGCCCATGGATACCTACCGGGTGATGAGACGTGGGGCTACGCGATACTTTCGCCAAGTTCAGCAGGTTATACGACATATGACACTAAAGCTGGGAAGATAATTCCCGCTGCTTCAACTGGTGATAAAAGCCAAAACACTCATAACACGAACCCGCCCGATGGCGGTGATCATGTAACTTCAAAGGCTTTTAGATCTCGTCCGACGACGTCCGGTAAGGTTAAGATTCTAGAGAGGCAAGTGTACTCAAGTTACGATGCCGAAGGTGAACTAGAGGCATCTTATGCGGAATATTTTGTGCAGTATGAAGATCAAGATGATGCAGCAGACCCGTACGGACCAGCAAGCGCCAAGGGACATTTTCACACTTATGTCGTTACGTCGAATGATCTTGCGCCTATTCCAGCTACAATCAAGAAGCTTACACCAGCTGATCCTGCAATCACATTAGACACTCAAATAGAGGATGTTGATAAATTCTTTGATCCCAAGAATAACGCAATTGTTCGATCTTTTGAAGCCGCCGGCGGCCGAGGACTAGCGGGTGTTATAACAAGCATGGACTTCGACTGGAATGAAGCACAATGGGATATGAGTGGGCTGGGACGTCGCGCTCCAACGATGTTGACGATTTCGATTTCGTTTAGCCCGATTCATGATATTATTCCAGGCCTGGATAGTAATGGTATGATGAGGTCCATGAACTATCCTGTCGGAGGTCTCGCGGGACCGATGGCGACAGATTATCATGACAAGGGTGGAATTAGAAGTCCGTTTAACAGTGCAAAAACACCAGAGGTTAGTTCGAAAGTCACCGATGATCGTTCAGCGAACTACGACAACTTTGCTAAATCAATAGACAAAGACGGCGAAGGTGGAGGATAATAATGCCAACAAGATACAAAAGATCTCCACGCATAAAAGGCGGCAAGTCTTATGGCACGTATTCCGCAGGTTATGCTATAAACAGAGCTGTTAATTCAGGCGCACTAGATTTTGTCAAGAGGGTCACAGTAGAAAATGATCGTCTTGATATTATCGCTGGTGAATACTACGGAGACGGAACCCTGTGGTGGGTGATTGCTGCTGCTAGTGGGATTGGGTGGGGTCTTCAAGTTCCAGCTGGGATTGAATTAATTATTCCTGTCAACATTGGACAGATAGAAGCCCTGGTGGGGTAAATGGCAATATACGACTCCAAACTTGGTGACATAATAGCCGCTCTTGGTCGGTACTATAGCATCGTGTCAAAAGAAAAATTCACCTCGATCCTTGCGTTCGGTGATGAAAATACGATAGACAAGTTTGGGAACGTTGATTTTGACTCTACACCTGAGATCGAGAAATTAGCTAGGACGTTTAACGACGCCACCGAGGGCGGAGTTATCATGTCGAAGAACGTAGAGGCTCTTAAAGATATAGTAACTGGTGACTCTGATTCTTTGAAGCTCGCGATGAAAACGTATCAATACGTTGGAGAGCCAGACACGTTTTCGTCTATATTCTCGAGCGATGATTACAAGAAGATATGTTCTCCCATAAGTGTTAGGGACATGTGCCGTATAACTCCAGGGTCTGACGGTAGCGAAGACGGTACAATCAACGGTGCATTTGCTTCTCCAACGAAGTTTACCCCTAACCTTTGCGCTCTCCAAATTAAAAATCCAAAGCTGGTCCCTGCTACCCGCGACTCCGGGGCTGCTGCCTTATTTATGAATGCTATCCCGACTCTAGAGTTCTCGAGATGCCAACCGTATCTCGATATAACACTTGTCTCGCCTATGAAAGGCCTCAGCGAAGACGGTCGTATACAAACACTTAGCTTGATGCAACATGTAGCAGGGCAGAGCCAGCCTGCAACAGACGTAGACAAAGCTTTGGCGACAGCATTAAACGAAGAAGCTGTGCAGGGTAAGCTGGAGAGTGAAGAAGCCCGTGCTGCAGCCGGCCTTGACGGCGACGGTAAGAAAACATCGGGAGGTTCTGATACCATCGCTTCCGCCGAAGACTTAGATGTAGCGACTGTTGGGATGGAGATCTTCACCGCTCCCCAAACTCTAGTCCCAACACTAAACGGTCAACTAGAGGGATATACTGATTTCGAAGCGTTCTCTAACGTTAAGGGAGACGATGGTAAACCAGTCTCTGCAGGCGGCCGCAGGGGAGCTCCTATCATTGACCCTTTCCGTCCTTTGATGAGTATAGAAGATTTCGGTATTTCTGTTACACCCTCGAAGGGGATGATGTCACACAAGACTGCTGATCTTTCCCTTGTCTTACATGACAGATCTCGTCTGACGGAAATATCCGAGTTCGTGAAACCAGATCTATACGGTCGGACTGAGCTTTTGATAACCTACGGATGGTCTCACCCTGATAACGACTTAGCAAGCGGAAATTATTACGGTGCATTCTTGGACGCGCTTAAGGTGACCGAAAAATATATGATCGTCAACAGCTCGTTTTCTTTTGACGACGTAGGGCAAGTCAAGATTAAACTTAAGCTATCGATGAAAGGCGCCTCGAATGTCGATACAAATAATATCAGCCAAGGTGAAGACGTAGAAGATGCGATGCAGGCGCTTAAAGATATGGTCGATGTGATCAAAAAACTTAAAGCTACTGCCCTTAAAGATGCCGCTGCGACGGGCGGAACGAAGGAAGCGAAGGACGTCTTTGGAAAGTCGTTTTTTAGTGCTGCATCTGATACAAGCCGCGCTTTGACGATGGATGAAGAAACACAGAAAGCGTTAAAGAAGTATATATCTGCGAACAGGGGTGCCGAAGGTACGTCAGGTCAGCTGGCAGATACTTTGGAAGACATGTTCGGTAAAGATGGGAAAGGTGGCGCCGCCGCGCAACTAAAGAAGACAATCGCGGATGCAGTTGGCGAGAAGATAAGCCACTTGAAAAAGATGCGCCAGTCGAAAAAAGATCCATTTGCCAAAGAAGTGACAGGTCATAATGGCAGTAAAAGCTTTGTCAATATCCCACAGTGGTCGAATAATCATATTTCGTACGGCGCGTTACTCATGTATATGGTGGGAAAACCTCTTGCTGCCACTAAGAGATTTGACGAGATCCAGTTTTTGTTCTATCCTATGAATGATAAGTCTTCTTATCTAAAGGATTTAACGACTGCTGAAATCCCAATCAACTTAAAGCAGTTTGACTTAGTCTTTAAAGAAAACACGAAGAATACAGTTAATCTTCCTCTTGGTAGGTTTATGGGTATGATGGGTAAAGAGTTTATCCATAATCAGACTGCAGAAGCGTTCGGTCTTGCTTCTTTGTACGACACTGACAAAGAAGGTAAAAAGACAGTGAAAGAGAAATTCAAGGAAGATCCAACAAAGCTTAACGACGAGAAAAAGAAGCGCCTTGAAGATGCCTACGGGGACACTTCGGAGCTTGAATTCAAGATGCCAAGAGTTAGGTTTCATATTGAAGCTGTACCTGCAAAAGATACAGGTCATCCCGAAGGCCGCCGTGCAACGATACTCAGGATCCATATATACGATTCAGTATGTACTCCCTACACTGCGCTTAATAGGTTGTCTCAAGCCACACGTTCAAACTCGATGGGTCTTTTAACAACTGCTGCTACGAACACAACTCGAGCGATGAACACAGAGGCGGAATTCGGTCTTGACGCCGATATTTCAGTCGATCACAAAACAGCATTTTTAGAGCAGCTACAGGAAGCGCTAGACTACGGTTTACTGGAAGCTGTACCCTCGATGTCTGAAGATGATATGAAATCTTATGATCCAGCCACTCAACCTGATACGTACTTTAGGGTTAAAGGCGGGTTTCCCGCGCTAAAGGGGTTCATCCAAAGCACAATGCCGTCGATAATATATGGTTCTACAAACTCCGCTGTGTTATCTGCTGACTTATCATCTATGAATGACCCGAAGCTTGCCTCGATTAACATGATGCGTGGGGGAATGGGCGGAGGTACAACCGCACAGGGCGTTAGAGACGCTGGCTTACCATTACAGACAGCCCCGGTCACTCTTTCAATGAATACATTTGGATGTCCAGTAATAAGTTATGGACAGAACTTTTTTGTTGACTTCGGCACCGGGACCACAATAGATAATGTGTTTGTTGTCTCGGGGATCGACCACTCTCTTTCAAAGGGAAAGTTCGAGACGAAAATCAAGATGACACAGGTCGACGCGTTTGGTAGCTATACCAGCATGATAACGAATATCACTAAGACACTAACAGCATTAAAAGATTCGTAGCATGTGAAAATTGTAGCTGCGCTGTGTAATATTCCATATGCGTTTACTAATCTATAAGCAGGTCACGGGCTTTCCGTATGATGTAATACTGCAGGATGGTATGCTGAAACCAGCACAGGAGTTGGAGGAGCATGACTTCTGCGTCGGTGACTTAACAGCACCTGCTGCTATCGAAGACCTTTTAAGACTCTATGGCTACGAGGTACCAGACTTGATCCCTCGTGAGTATAAGAACAGCTTCAAAGAGTGTGGTTATACAGGTGATGTTCCATGGTCATATGTAATTCCCACCCCGCGGTTTAAGCAAATACTGATGCCATTCCTAAAAGACATACAAGAAATGACAGCAGAGGTAAGCAAGTCAGAGTATTCTTCATTCTTTCAAGACACGAATGCACTCTTTTCGATGCTCGAGCCCTGTACCCTAAATGAGAAGTCTGCTCGTTCGATTCTTGAAAACGAAGATAACCATGTCCTTAATTCTTTTGTAAGTTCATCTGTAGGCGGCTCTTTACCCGTACCACAGTATTCTAGGTCTTCGACAAAGACTGGACGTCTAGTGGTGAAATCAGGCCCTCAAATATTAACGATGAAGAAAGACCACAGGGCTGTTCTAAGAGCATCATCACGAAACAAAAAGTTATACGAAATAGACTTTGTTTCTCTTGAGCCGCGAGTTGCTTTGAACATCGCTGGTGCGGACCTACGGGGTGATGTATACACTTCATTCTCTGAGAACTTGGGGCTTGGAATCAGCAGAGATGCAGCGAAGTTAGCAGTATTATGTACTTTATACGGCGCCGGGAAGTATAGGCTGGAAAGTATGCTCAGAGATGAAGGTTCTGATATACCAGTAGAGAAGCTAATGAAAGAGGTTGCAAATTACTTTAAGGTAGACAGCCTGAGTAAAAGCCTATCAGATCAAGCAAAGACTGGATCCATCACTAACCTTTTTGGTCGACCTATCGAGGTTGATGACCAGCGCCCCTCTATCTTGGTTAATAACTTCCTGCAATCTACTGCCGTTGATGTATCTCTTGCCGGCTTTCTGGATTTTTGCAGACAGTTCGCGGGTGTCGTAAAACCCTTATTTATTATCCATGACGCTCTGCTATTTGAGGCAGATCCTAAGAAACTTACGGCGGTATCTGAATATGTATCTAATGGATACGATATGCAGGGTGTAGGCAAGTTCCCACTGAAGATTACGGAGTTAAACTCTAATGAATGAAGAAATGCTCAGAAGTTACATCAAGAAGATGATTCTAGAAGAAAATGAAGAGGCTGCCAAGCCAGAAGAGAAAGAGAAGGAATCGAAACGCTCTGGAGAAACCAAACCCGGAGAAATAGGATCCTCCGTCGGTCGGGGTCGCTGGAACAAAGACGTTCAAGAAGCCGGGGCCCTCGCGAAAGAAAACCCGAAGCAGCTTATGAAGAATCTTAAGATAGAGAAGTCAGGTTCAGAACTTCAGGGGATTGCCGATATTTTGAAGCAAGCTCTTTCTGGTGCTGACGTTATGAAGCGAGCATATGCTCCGGGACTGTCTCAAAAGAGGCAGGGAGACATGACTGGAATCATTATTAAAATGGGTGATCTCGATAGTCGTAATGGAGCGAAGTACATTCATCATACCCTCATCGGTGCTAAGAACGCCGGTAAGTTGAGTCTTAGTATTCCGGTCCAAGTCGACAGGCTAGGCGATGGCTCTGTTGTCGTATACAAATCTTCAAAGAAAAATTCTTGGCCTGAAAATGCGTAGTAGCATGTAAACCCCCATGTTTTCTTTTACATTATCTTGAATGAGAGGTGTAATATGAAGCATTTGGAAAAAGACGGAGTAGTAACACTAGAGAAGCTACTTGCACTAGCAGCTCCAGACAGAGATCCAGCGCCAGGTGATGTACCGGCTGTGATCATTGATGTCGAGACAACTGGTCTAAATAAGGATAATGACGAGATTATCCAGATTGCAATGCGACCCTTCTTTGTATCGCCGGCAACCGGCGAAGTTTCAGGCGTCAAGAAGAGCATTGAGTATCTTCAAGAACCGGCTAATCCTCTAAGCCAGATTATTACTGACATAACTGGATTTGTTGATGAGGATCTAAAGGGTCATTCCATCCCATGGGATAAAGTTGCAAAGATCTTATCGAAATGTCAGTTTGCGATTGCTCATAACGCTTCATTCGATAGACAGTGGATTGAGAAGGCGCTCCAAAAGAATGGACAGATTGTACCTTCAGACGTCGTCTGGTGCTGCTCAATGACCCAAGTTGATTGGACAGTCATCTGTCGCGCTTCGAAGGCTCTAGAGGTGCTCTGCGCTTGGCATGGTTTCTTTTATGATTCGCACAATGCCGTTGCTGACGTTGATGCGACTCTTCATCTTTTAAGGCATGAAAAGTACATGACTGAGATGCTAAGCAATGCTATGCAACCTGATTATCACGTCTTCGCTGCTGGCTCCTTGAGAGAAGAGAATCATCTTCTTAAGCAGCGCCGTTATCGTTGGAATCCAGAACTTGGGTGTTGGTGGAAAGAAGTAAGTAACCTCGCGAAAGCAGAGGAAGAGTCACTTTGGCTTTCTCAAAACCTTCAAAAATGTGAGCCGCAATATTTCGAAGTTGAGCCACAACACCGCTTTACTACATAATTAAAGATATGAAATATCTTAGAATGCTTATACGGGAAATGTTGGCCGAAGAAGAAGTTTTAGGTGAGCCAGACGAGAGCGCCGAGGATGAGCGAGAGGCTGACGAGCAAGCAGTTACCACTGCAGTTGCGGGTGCGACAACTCCTATCGGAACGGGCTCAACATACCCAAATAAGAAAAAGAAAAAAAAGACTTGAAAAATTAAGAATTTAGACTTATACTACTAATGTCCTCACGGACAAATTAACTGCAAATTGCCTATTGCACATTAAACATTTGGAGGTTATCATGGCAATTGATTTTGATGCACTTCGTAAGAAGCTCGGCCAGCTATCTGGCACAAACTCTCGCCGCAACGTTATGTGGCGACCACAAGAGGGAGAAGAGTCCGTAGTACGTCTCCTCGCGTTCTCAGGTAATGATGACGGTCTACCGTTTGCTGAGCGTTGGTTTTACTACAACATTGGAAACAACCCTGGTCTTTTGGCGCCATATCAGTTCGGTAATCCTGATCCCATCCAGGAGCTTATCACAAAGCTCCGTGATGAGGGCACCAAGGAGTCTTATGAGCTTGCGAAGAAGCTCTACCCTAAGGCTCGCTACTACGCTCCAGTTGTAGTTCGAGGTGAAGAAGACAAGGGCGTACGTATCTGGTCTTTCGGAAAGACCGTATACCAGTCTCTTCTTAACATCATGCTTGATGAAGATTATGGCGACATCACTGATGTGATGGAAGGTCGTGACATTAAGGTTGTTTGTACTAAAGCGCCCGGTCGCCAGTGGGCAACGACCGAAGTCCGTCCCCGAGGGAAGCAGAGCAAGCTTGCTGACAGCAAGAAGCAGATCACTGAGTGGACTGACGGAATTCCTTCCCTGGAAGAGATGTATGAAGAGAAGTCTTATGACACTCTGACAAAGATCGTAAATGATTGGTTGAACGGTGACGAAGATAACTCTTCTACCGACGACAACTTTGGCACGTCTCGTGGCTCTACAAGCAACTCAACTACCAGCTCTACAACAAACAACAGCGAAGCTGCGGTTAGTGATAAGTTCAAGAGTCTTGATGATGCTTTTGCCGATCTCGAAGATGACTTTTAGACAAAAGCTGTCCTCGTGACTTCAAGGGAGGGAAGAAATTCCCTCCCTTGTTTTTTATGAACATCTAGTTACATAATCTTATAGTTGTTCTATGAACATAGGAGTGTTTTAATGTCAAAAAAGAAGCAAGACAACAGCGATGAGTTTACCTCTGACCTGATTAAGTCACTGAATAAAGAACATGGTTCTCGAATTGCCTACAATCTGTCAACTGATGAGTCACCAACCCACGTGAATCGGTGGATTAGTACAGGATCTAAGCAGTTGGATTATATCATCGCGAATCGTCCGAATGGTGGTTTGCCAGAGGGGCGTATTGTAGAGATCTTCGGGCCGCCATCTATCGGAAAATCTCATATTGCGATTCAAATTGCTCGGTCTACACAGGCAATGGGCGGAATTGTCGTCTATATTGACACTGAAAACGCAACTAGTGTAGAGAACC